CAATACTATCAGCGTTAGCCTGACGTGTTCTCTCTGCGTCAGCCTCTCTAGACAGCTGTTTCTCTGCTCTAATTCTTGTATTAAGAGCTTGCTCAATTTTAGCAACATCATCTAAACCACCACGAGATTCTCTAAGAGAAACTCTTTTACCGGTCTGTTTAAAATTAGCACCTTCAAATTTATAATTAAGGATGTCTTGAATGTTTTGAGCACTTAGACCAGTCGGTGAAAAATCAAGAGATTTATTTACAATCCAATCGGCAGTCATTCCAAACTTTCCTGCAGAAGGATCCTCTCTTAATTTTTCTATAACTGCTGAAGCTCCGCCTGTATTCCAGGCAGTATTCATAGCTACCGTAAAATTTTGCTGTACAATAGATTCTTGTTCTTTCTTCCTATCTTTTTCAAGATTACCACGGACACTTGTCTCAGCTCGGCGGATAATAGGGTAAACATACGTATTAAGTAAGTTTGTATTTAGACCCCGACCATCTTCACCTACAAAGCTTGCAGCCAGTTCACTTGTATATGTCTTTAAGCGTGTAAGCTGTTCTTCAACTGTAGGATCACGACCCTCGCTTTCACGAATCTCATCACGAAACTTTTGCTGATCTAGTTGAATTCCAATGGAAGCGCCATGAGCAGTGTTCTGAGCGACAGCAATGTTATTGATAAAAGCTTTACTTGCACGACGTTCATACAATGCAAAGAGGGCATCTATGTTACCACCCTCTGCAAGCTTTTGACGTATAAACTCTGTTTGAGCAAACTCAGACTTAGTAAGGTTATCACCCAGAGCTTGGATAGCTATAACTGTTTTGTAGTCAGCACCAGCAGCATAGGCTAGTTTAGCGTTTTCCTGCTGGTTCCGCTTGAGATCCATCTCCTGGTATTGACCATACAACTCAAAAGCAGACTTAGAGAAAGCACTAAGTTGCTTGTAAGTTTGTGCAGTTTGTGCTGCTCTAACTTTATCGTTTTGAGTTTGAATCTCGTTATCACGGCGAAGAGCATCTAAATATGCCTGTCGATTCTCAGTCTCAAGCTTAAAGTTTTGTTCACGTTGATTCTCTTCTACACCTTGCGCAAGCTTTTGTGCCTGCAGGTATAGATCGTTTTGTCTTTCTAGAGACGCCTGAGCCCGCTCTTTACCACGGATGGTGCGGGCTGTTTCTTCTTTAATTTTACCGGTTTTGTCAGGGGCTTGGATCTGGTAATCCCTAAAACTCCCCTGCTGTGCAAAGCTTTTAAATTTAGACATAGGTTAGTTTAAGGATTAACTGAAAAAGCTACTCATACCGGCACTAATTCCCATTTGAGTGGCGGCGCCTGTTCCAGCCGCAGAAGCACCAGCAGTCAGACCAGCAGCAACAGCACTACCAACTTTAGCTACTGCTGTAGCGAACAAGTTCTCTTGATAAGGAACTTCCTTCATCGGCTTAGGCGGTCTCTTAGGTTTAAACACATCTTGATATTCAGGACGTGGCAGTGTAAACGGTTTAGGCAAAGGAGGCGAGATTTCAGGCTTAAGTGTAATACTTGCCTCAGCAGCAATAGCAGCTTGCAGTGCTTGCGCCCTGATCTTATTACGTGCTGCCATGTCACTGAACCGAGCACTATCTCTACTGAACGCAAAACCAACCTGATCAATGATTAGTTGTTGGTTCATCTTAAATAGCTCTTGCTCTGATGCTTCAGTGTCAAACATAAGTTTATCAACAATAGAAGCCTGACGTGCACCACTTTCTGCCAAGATACCTTGAACATTTCTAGCAGCACTACGTCCGGCAACACCACGAGCTTGTGTAGCACCAGCTGCCTTTAGAGCTGAAACCCTTTGTTGCTGTGCTGACCCAATTGCTGCCACTTTGGCTGCTCGTTTCTTTAGACCGACTCCAGCAGCGGCTGCACCGTAGTTTAGAAGTGTTTGATTTTCATCTAATGACAGGCTAATCAATTGCTCATGATACAACCTGTCTTGATCAGTAAGGGCAGCTTGTTCTGAAAGTTGATTAGAACTTTGCGTCTGTAGTGCAGTAGAAACTGACTGGTCATACACACGATTAGCTTGGGCAAATTCGTAAGCACGAATACCCATGTCATAATCATAACGCTGATACGCCTGATTTTCTTGAAAAAGAAGATTGGCTTCGTTATTTTCTTTTGTAATCTCAAGACCTTCTACAGCAAAGTCATATTGCCGTAAAGCTTCTCCACCAAGTTCATCAATTTCGTTTCCATCTTCATCCTCTATAGGACCGTATTGGAACTCGTAGACTTCCCTGTTATATTTATTTTGGCGATCGGCTGCCTTTTTAGAAGCTTTGTTTCTAGAATAACCACCGCCAGTAAAGAGGTCTGCAACAAAATTATTCATCTCCAGACCAGACACGGCAAGCTGCTGATCCAGTAAATTCCCTTCTTTTGGATTAAACATCAAGCCCTCCTATAGAAACGTGGTGTATATTTACCTTCCCACATCATTGCATTAACTGCAACAGGAAACGGTGAATTGTTAAACATTTTTAATCTAAAGTTTTCTGTACGTTGATGGATAGGGATGGTAAACACGTTTTCATTATCAAGCGGTACATCATTAGCTAGATACGTGTTAGCCTCAGCTGTAGGCTGTACACTAAACCAGTCCTTAATAAAGAACTTGATCTCTGCATTATTAGCAGGTGCCGAGCTAAAGACAATTGTTGTGTCGTTAGTGAAACTAAAACCAGTTTCATTAACACCGTTAACAGTTACCTGTACATCAGACCTATCTACATAATCTAGGTCACGTTTGCTGAACGTATAGGTAGTAGTAGAACCATCACCAGTAAACTTAAGCTCATAAGGAAGTCTACCAGTTTGCTCCAGTTTAAAGCTCATCATACCAGACAAACCAACAGCAAACTTCATACGTGCGATGGTAAGGTTAGCAGTAAAGTCTGTTACCTTAGGATCAGGTCTGTAGTAAGTCCTAGGTAGTTCAACGTCAAAGTTGTATTTAAAACCTACAATAACATCAGATGCAACACCACTCAGGTCTTTATTGGCTACACTAAAGAAAGGACCAGTACCGTCGCTACCACGTTCTGGTGTAATACTAAACCCAGATTCAACAAATGCACCAGCACTTGTATTACCTTTAATAACAATAATAGGTGTCAAGGTAGACACATCATTGTATGGTAGGTAGCACTTAGAAACTTTAGTAGCTGAGTCATAGACAACGCTAGAAGCAGTTGCGTACAGGTCTACACTAGGGTTAACCTTTTGACCTTGGTTGTTGACGATGATAGCCTGTTCAGGACTTTGACTGAGTGCAGCCTTAGACAACACAAACTGATTACCTTGCTTGGTAACAGCGTACATATCATCAGAGTGAGTTGCGATGAACTGTACAGTACCAGGCATTAGCCAGCTAGTCCAAGCTTCCATCAGGTTTTCTTTACCGTCATTATAATAACGGAAGATAAAGACCTCATTTAAGGACTGCCCAGCCATTGCAATCATTGAATTTTGAGGACTAGAAATCATCTGATCGATGTCAGGTGAAATCCATTCCTTCACAACTCTCGACAAGTCTAGCACCTGGGGGTTGTCTTGCTGACCCCTGGTAACCATACTAAACACACGAGAGTAACCAGGTGTCTTAGTAATAAAGTTAAGGTTAGTACCTACATCAACAGGTTCAATTTTCCGATCCATCTCATAGTTAGAGAGTGCTCGGATAGTAGTCAGACCAGGTGTAAGCACACCAGCATCAGCAAACATCAAGAACTGTTGGTTTTCAGAGAACAGTACCACACCCTGAGCCGTAGGCAGTGCAGCATGTAGAGCAGTAGGTTTAATAGAGGAGCAGCTAATATCAACAGGGTCAGATTCAATAGTAGTCTGAGCTGACTTAAAATAGAAGTTATAGAAGTCACCAGACTGACTCATGATTACGTTGTCCTTAGACAAGAAACCAAGTCTATTGTTATGGAAGAAACCAGCAGTAATCTTTGCGTTAATAAAACTGGGATGTGAGTTTGTTTCCTCATCACCTACAAGACGATCTTCATACGTAATCTTTTGGAAGGTAAACGTATTAACTGCAGTATTGATAAGCTCGTGAGGTAGGGTAGAGTTATTAAGACCAGGTGATACACCAGGGTCTCTAGTCTCCTCCCAATACCCTTCACCAGATACACCATCATGTGCTACAAATTTAGCCCAGTATGTATCAGCACTAGAGTTGGTGTTGACAATTTTAACAGTACGGTTATGTACTGATTTAATAGGCAACTCGCCAACACTAGCTACTTCATCCTCAACCACGGTCAAGCCTTTGTTGTCAAGACCACCCTCAGCATGGATGTCCATATTAATGGTGCTAGTAAGCTCCAAAGAGTTAGCTAGTTTAGTGACAGTTATCTGAGCATGATCACCCGTCATAGCGTTAATGTCAGATTCCAAATCAGTTAGAATCGTATCAACGTCAGCAGAGCTAGGAGTTGTATAGGTAGCAGTTTGAGTTACATTGTTAATTGTAATCTCAACTTTATAGGTAGTTTGAGAGGTAACATATTGTACCTCAATACTTGCTACACGGTGAGGGTTAAATGTAGGAGCAGTTTGTGCAGTTACAGTAACACTACTATTAATAACAATAGATGTATCCTGTACAGTAATAATTTTGTAGTTTGTTTTAGCACCACTAAGATAGGCTTGAGCACCAGTACCATAGTTAACAGTACAGGCGACACCAGTCACTGCGTTCCAGATGTTAATGTTGGAACCTTTGATGACACCTACGTATTCTTCGTCATCATCACGTTTGATATAGAACCACTTACCATCATCATAAGTGGTACCAGTACCTA